CCATATTATGTCTCGGCTTTTCCTTAATCAAATTAGGGTTTGGGTCCCATTGATATGCATCTACACATACTAAGCATTCCTTTTGCATCTGGTCTATAATGATTTTATCATTATCCATTAGACTTGCAACATGAGATATTCCATCGAGCACCGACTTCTTCGCATTGATTGTAGAAATTCCATAGTTTTGTGCAAAGTCAAAACGAGTCTGCTGTGCCGCACTATCAATATAAATATAATCAATATCGTAAAGGTCGATAAGTTTTTGTATCTCCTCTGCGTGTTGTTCCGTTGTTCTCTCAGAGTTAAGATACTCTGCTAGCAAATAGTACTTCTCTGCATCCCAATCATATGCGATTACACACATTGCTGTTGGGTCTTTGAAACCAACGTCCAACCCCGCAAAGACGTCCATTCTACTAGTATCGAGATTAGATAGGTCTGCAGTGCATTCCTCGAAGTTGAACTTCCAAATCTGGCCTTCGTATGTATTAAAGTCAGCTTCATACTCTTGCTTAAATTCTGCTTCTGACATAGACTTCCGAGCTTCTTTAATATCACTTTCTGTCATACGCGGATTATCGCGATAAGTTGCACGAATACTACACCACTCTTCAAATTCGTCTGAATAACCTCTATGGTAGAACTCAGAGAACCAGTTGTTGCGACCCCGTGGGGTCGATATAAAAATCGCTTTTGAATTCGGTTTATCTAGGGTGGGTCGGAGTGCTACGTTAAAAGCATCTCGTCCATCTGCAAGTGCGGCTTCGTCAAATATAATCAGGTCATAAGAGCGACCAACGCAAGAATCCACCTGATTGACAGAGCCCATGCGAATGGTGGAGCCGTTGGAGATTTCGATAACTTTATCTTTTGCGTTATCTTTTGTAACTTCTAAATCAAAATGTTTAATAAGGTTTCTTTGAAGGTCAAAAGAAATCTGAGACAAGGCGTAGTTGGGGGACATGATAAGGATATTGGACCCTGGTACAAGGGAGACTAGTTGTCCAATAATGTTAGCGATGTATGTCTTTCCCTGTCGTCGAGAAACGGCGGCACAGACAAAACGATACTTCGGATTATTGATCGCATTGATAATTGCTACCTGCGATGGAAGTGGTTCTATTCCCAATAACTCCAAGTATGGAGGTATTGGGAGCTTAATGAACCTTGTCTCAGATTGTAACTCTAAAATGTTATCGCCAGTTATATCTCTCCGGCTTATTTCAATTGCCATTCAGTTTTGCCTATAGTTATCGCTGGTCTGTTTCCCATTACCACTTCACCTTGTCAGCCCAGTATGCTGCGGACATCTTGCCCTTTGCAATATTTTTTGCGTGACGGGCTTTAAAGCTTTTACGCTTTGCTTTCATTGCCTCTGATTCTCCAGCCTTGGGCTTCCCTGCCGTATTAGCTCCTTGCTGGCCGAAACGAATTGTCTTAATCTTTGTACCAACCTTTGCCACAACAATGTGCGACTTCTTGGGATGGCCTGGAGTACGCTTCGGTTTATTAAACCCCGCAACGCCTGCTCTCTTCAGTCTCGAATCTTTTTTCTTTGCTTTACTTTTTACGGGCACGTTTCTTTCTCTTCTTAAAACCGCCTTTCATAGCAGCGTAAGCTTTAGGAGTAATCGTAGACTTTTTCTTGCTACGACTAATGCCTTTTTTCTTTCTTGCATTGATATTTGCGTATAAACCGGGTCTAGTTACTTTCTTCTTCTTCGTAGGCATCGTCGATATCCTCTAGCCACGAAGTTGAAAACAGTGGCTCTTCTACAGCTACGGGAGCTGGAGTATCTGAACATGAGGCAATAAATGCGTCAGCTTCTGCTTCAGTGACAAAACGCTTTTTACCTCCACCACATCTAGTGCAGTCTTTGCACTCTACGAACCACATTCCACGTTTAAAATATTTATTAATCATTCCCTTTTCTCCTTCTTAGGCTTGAAGCCGTCTTTGACAGCATTTCGATCACCAATTGTGAATTATGTTGCTCATAATAAAAAAGCATGTAATAAAATTGATACCTACTATTATCGTTCTTACTATAGTGATGTAGTCGTCATAGGGTTCTGTTTTATCATCTGAATAACCCCCAAGACTATATTTCCAAATAGTCCACAATCTAGTTCGCATTTTCCACCTTAATTATTTTCCAAATGCTTCTTTTGCGTAAAATGCTGCGACAATAGCCGCTACTGAAACAAAGTATGTTGGTGCCATATCTCCAAGAATTTTGGAAGCACTATCTAAGTTTATGAAATCTGCAAGTACAACTGCAAAGGGATAGAGTAACATTCCGAAAAGAGCAAACCAAGCCATGTTCCGTTGAGCATCTTGCTTCTTATCTTCGTTTTCATACTGAGCTCTTTCATGCTCGACGCGCATCAGCTCTTCCACTCTTGCTAGTTCTTCATCACTTACAATACCGTCACCATCAATATCATACTGTTCGTACTTTGAATTTTTCTCCATGA